CAAAAGGTGGAAAGTCTGCTAAACAAGCCTTCAGGCAGAATAGTTTTAAACGTGCAAGACATTGCAGAGGTTGAAAAGGAGTTCAATCTCAATTTTGATGTGCAATCACCTAAGAAGCTTGGCAACACAGGCATTACCATCAAATTTGACCCTGTGCTATACAAAGCCATTTTGGAGAAATGACATGAGCAAAGATTACTACACAGGCAACCCAGCTCCTAAGATATACCCATTCTTTTACGAAGAAAATTGCTTCAGGTACACTGACAAACAGAACAACACATGTGAGCGCAACACCATGTCCAATTACTGGAGAGAGCAAATCAATTTATATGGTCAACAAGTAGGCTACATTGTCAACAACACCACCACCTTGAGTGCTGACATGTTGTATGGTGAACAGCCTACCCAGGCTTATTCACCACCTCAGAATATTGTCATAGCCATGAATTTGAATGAAAATGCTTTGATGTTGAGCAAGTTTGGACTGGTATCAGATGATGAGGTAACAGCTTTTATACACATTAGCGCGTTCTATGATGCATTTGGCTATGGGGCAGAACCTAAGTCTGGTGATCTGTTCCAGTTAACTGAGTATGGCAGTGATAGACCCGGCGGCAGGAATGGCAACATATATGAGATTACACAGCGACTGGATCAAGACATTGCACAAATAAATCCATTGGCAGGGCATTATGTATGGTTGGTCAAAGCCAAACGTTTTGAGTATTCTTTTGAACCAGGTATCACCCCAGAAGCACAAAGCCAGCAAATTTTTGATGACACCAAAAGCCCTGCTGCATCTGGTGCAGATAAACCTTATGCATACTCAGTTGATGTGGCCTCCAAAGACGTGTTCAACTCAGAGATGGACTATTCCAATGTGTATGGTGGATATTAATCCAAAACAAAAAACTCTTCAGTATTAACTTTTGGTTCAGGCAATTTTTCATTGCGATATTTGGCAATAAACTGATCCCCTTCATTGCAGGAATGAAATAACACGTCCAATACAGTCCCATTTGATCCTTTGAACTTGTAATTGAATTGCTCTTCAACTTTAGCAATGTTCATTAGAGCATAGGTGATGCCAGGTGCAAATTGCTTGTCACGTACTCCGCGAGCAAGCTTGGCTCCAGGAGCTACTAAGAAGCGAGTTCCGACGATATAATGCATTTGTCAAGTTTCGCGTCATTGGGTATGACCACATCTTCATTGTTGCCTACTTCATCAATCATTGATTCATATCTTTCCACCACATATTTTTGAAATGAAAGAGGTTTGATCCAGTCCACATCACTGTTGTTCAAATCTACCTTGAACCGGCTTGCACCACGTGTCACCACATCCAAAGCTTCAATCAAGCAAAGCCACCGAGTATACTCAGCTGCCTTTAACTTGTAATTCTGCTTCTTCGTTTCAATTGTTATATATTTTTTTAATGGTTCCGATTGCATATCCAAGTATTATCAAGGCAATTTGCTTTGAGTCAAGAAAATTATTCTCTTTGTTTAAAATGGTTATGACGTTGTATGATGCGTCAAAGCTTTGCTGCAGTGCATCAAACATCTGTTTGGTACTAGCCAATATCCGATCAGCATATTCTTCGCTCACATGATCACTTGTCTTGATGGCCTTAACATACACTTCACTGAACAGTTTTATGAAATTTTTAATGACCTGCTTTTCCGAGGAAACATCTGTGTTGAAGAACGCCAGGCCAAAGTCAAAGTTTGCCAGCTCTGTGGACGTGAGTGTTTTTTTAACATAAAAAATCAGATCATTAAGAATGAGAGGGTCAGGGAGTGTCACCGGCGTCAGAGCACTAGCAGGCACTGCAGCAGGCATCTTGTCGAAGCTATTAGGTAATTGCATCTTTTAACTTTTCCATTAGTGTAGGATCAACATTTGCAGAAAGAATGGGTTCAGTGACCACAGCTGTCTCAGTTGTGGTGTGTATGCTCACTGTCTTGGCACATTCGCGGCATTTGTAGTAATTGGCAGTGTTGAATCTGAAGGGAACGAAATCACGAATTTGCTTGAAACAAGGGCATGTGACTTCCACACTCTGGTATGACATCTCTCGTAATTTTAAAATTTCTAATTTTTTACTCTTCAACACCACATACAAATTGATAATACTTGCATACAGGTAAAATCCGAACACCTGCAAAACAGCTCCAGAGAAAAATCCTATGAGAAAGTTTAATTTGACTGATGCAAACACATATCCACAAAGAATGGAAACAGCCAGCAAGGCAAATAGCTGTAGAGCTAGCTTCTTTAACATTATAATATTATAATGTCTTGTTATTTTTTTGCAACCGGTTTTTCAGTGGCGTAGAATATTTGCTTCAACTCTAAAATAATATTGGAAAGTTTATCAATAACAGTCTTAATTTGTTCTTTTGCCGCTACATTTTTTTGTACTACTGGATTCTCCAAAGATGCTTTGAACAACATGCGTGCATTGCATGCATTGATGTACAGATCGCCAAGCTGGCTGATAACATTGGGCAGTGGATAAGGTAAGGGTTTGTCTGATCTGGCATTGTTAGGGTCTTGATCAACTGTCTTATCAAACAGATCTTTCAGAGTAACTCTTTGTGTTGCAAGCTCTCTTGAAGCCATGCCTGAAGTCCATTTATTATAATTCATTACCTCTTCAAACAAAAGCTTTGGTTTCATTAAAATATTTAATCTTTTTCAATAAATAATAATATGAGTCTATTCGAACGTAAATTTGGCATAGTTTTAGAAGCAAACGATGATGTAGAGCCAGTGCCTGCTGCTGCTAATGCACCTCAAACTGACAAAGAAGCCATGGCACAATCGTTAAACACTGCAAAACCTGAAGATTTTGATGTGGAAGGCAAGAGACAAGAGCTTGTGGATCATGTCAAAGGCAATCAGACAGCTAAGCTCAAGGAATGGATTGGACAAATAGATCAGTTCATTACCTTTTTAAATGGCACAGATGCAAGTTCAATGCAAGTTCAATTGCATGCAGCACCTTGTGATTCCACCTTTGAAGACATTGCAAGAAGTGAGAAAAAGAAAATCTCTCGTCTTGCTGCTGAATTGAGCTCACTCAGTGAATCGCTCAAAGGGTATTTGATTTCAGCTAACGAGTAATAGAAGACATTATTAATCGTGCTTTGAGTCCTGCATAAGCATTATCCATGAAGAACGAAGGTTCAATGCTGTTAAGATTTTTTGCTTCACACATTTCGTTTATGTCTTTGTAAGATTTAGAGTATTTCTCTGGCCAAACAAACACAGTTTCACCACCCTCTATCAATTTTTGCGTTTTGCTTTTGCTGGCATTGTCCAGCCATTGATTGTCCAGCACCCATATTTTCTTGTGAAACCTAAAAGAAGCCAATTGTGCATCTTGCAAATGAGTAAAATTATTGCTGCTATTTTCTTGTATGCCTGCAACAGCAGTTCCATTGTGTACAAAAAAAGCATCAATAGGGCCTTCAAAAATAAAGATATGATCCAAATCAGCAGATATTTTATTTGCATTGTACAAGGATTTTTCACCGTTTATTTTGCTCAAATACTTGGGATAATGCATCAAGTCTTGTTTGTATATGATGCGTGATTGATAGAAGATAATTTCACTCTCTTCATTGTAAAATGGTATGATAATTCTATTTTTGTGTGTTTTGTCTTTCAATGAAACATATATGGTGTCAGGTCGATTGATGGCAGTGTCGATTTTTCTTTTCTTGATGAGACTCAATGCATCACTCACCACTGCATTGTCTTTAAAATAGTTCACTTGATTGCAATCAAATAAATTAATTGAATCAGTAGGCAGAGCTTCTGTGGGTCTCTGTATCTTGGGCTTGTCATCCGCACTTAATACATCCAGTGGTATAACATCATAATTCTTGGCTTCTTGTACCATCTCGTTAAAAGAGAGACCAGAGACCTCTTGTATCCATTTGATGGTGTTACTATACCATCCACAATTGTGACAACATATGGCGTTTTTGTCTGCGATGTAAATGCATCTGCGTTTTCTGCCCCATGACTTGCCCTCATGACAAATGGGACACCCAGCTATGTATGTGTTACTGGATCTCTTGAATTTCGGAGTACCGGCATACTGATAGAATTTTTGCAGTATGTATTCTTGTGGTATTATCACATGCTAATGTTAACTGGAACACTCCCAATTACAAGCTTATTTTTGTTTGGGAACAACGTCTTTGACTGACACAACACCTTTTCTGATGAAGCTACCAGAAGCGGGATCAATGTATATGGCTTCCACAATCTCTTTGCCTGCGCGAATGTAAGTCTTCAAGGTGGGCTTTACTGGCTGACCACTGATAGGCGACACAATGATCTTTGGCTCAATGATGTCCATGGACTTATTTGTTCAACACATCAGAAAGCTTGGACTTCAGCTGAGCAACATACTTCATAACAAAACCATCAATTGCGTTGTTGGCAGCTGCAGAACCAGATGATTTAGCAATATTAACAATGTCATCCGTTTCAATGATCATCGAGAATGTGCCGGCTTCAGTTGTGTCTTTCTTAAAGGTAGTTTCAATAGCTAATTTCATGCCAATATTTATTACGCAGCGCTGCAAATCAACGTTTTATTTTTTTTATATTGGGCTTGACATGTGGTGAACACATCATTGGGTAATTTTTCCACAATGTCCACTATGTTGTCTTGCAGGCCAAGCTCAAATTTGTCCTGTGGTATTTCTCTCGTCTTCATGTCAGGTAAAGATAGGAAATTATGTACACATTGTGCACTCTCCATGTAAACCAGCAGTTCACCCAGATATGCTCCTTTGGTTACCGCATATATGAATCTCGGCTGCGGGTGAATTGTCGGTTTTCTACTAAAAATCATACACTCAAATGCTTGATGCAGCTTTCCATGGATTCATATGTACCGGGCAAAGATAGGCCTAGAGCTTTTATTTTATCAGTGGACAGAATGCAATTGGATCGATTTGCTTTAAGATTAAGACTGTCAATGTCGACGAATTTCCATGATGGGTTAATGATGTTGTTATTTGTGAGCAACTTCACCACATCATGTCCATCCAGAGCACCTTCATTTACGACATTGTATATACCAGGCGCAGTCTTGTAATGTTTATTCAGGATGAACTCTTTGATGAATACACCCAAGTCGTCTATGGATGTCATGCTGTTCTTAAATGATACGAGATTGTTATAATTGATAATTTTATTGATGTAATTTCTGTCAGAATTGTATGCACAGTAGGGCATTCTGATGCGTAGTGTGGTGGTTGAATGGGCGTTAACTAGCGTTTCAGCCAGGTGCTTTGTTTTGGAGTAAAAACTACTGTCAGGGTTGTACATGCCAAAATTAGGAATATCCTGTTCCGTGAACTCTTTTTCATACCCTGTAAAAATACATCCACTGGAAACATTAATTAGCCAATGATTGTATTTGTCACAAAAATTACTTAAAAAAATGGGAAGGGTTGTATTGTATTCTAAGCATATCTCTTTGTTAGATTCACATGCATCCACATTTGGTTTGCCTGTATAACCGGAACAATTGAGAATGACTATGTCATTAATGTTGTCATGATGAGCTTGTCTGATGTATTTCTTTAAACTTATTTCATCAAAGTAATTCACCTCAGCGCGATTTGCAATGTTGAGATGAAACGACTCGTCTGTTTTAAAAGCATTGTGCAAGTGTGTTCCAACAAACCCTTTGCCAAGAATAAACAAATTAATCATGATTTACTGTTGAAAGCTATTGTTAATCCTCTGGGCCGTTTTGAGTGAAAATAAACTTGTTGATCAAGGAGCCCAACGAATCTGCTTCTTGTTGATTGTGTGCAGAGATTATTGTCACGGGCTCACCATCCACATTGTACCCAAGTAAAATAAAACAGTTTAAGAATTCTAGTATCTGACTAGTCAATGCATCCATGTCTTTTTTAGATTCGTTTTTGTTTTTGAGCTGATCTCTTAAGAAAGAAATAAGTGCTTTGTGTGTGAGCTCTTTGACTTCCTTGTTTGCATTAGGGTCAAAGTTTTTATCTTTATTATCACCACTAGACTTATCTTTGTTTTTCATCATAAATATTTAGTCTTTTTGATAGATATCTGCTTCGTCCTGGGTAATCAACATTGTTGGAAACATCATGTCTCAACAGATAGTCCACAATAACTTCAATGCTTGATGTTTTAATGAAGAAGTTCTTGGGCACTCTCTTGCCTCCATCATCCATTTCAAATAGAATCTCATCAATGTTGTTTTTATTGCAATAACATGTTATGAGCACTGAAGCCTCACTTGGATTGACTATCACAGTCCATTGACGTGGATCAGATTTGGCGTAAATACCAAACAATTTGACCACAATGAAGCCATTGTCCCGCAGTCTCTTGATGAAGTAACTGGGGGTTCTAAGTTTATTTTTACTCATTAGTTTGAAAGAGCTGAAATGATAAATTTAAAAGATGTATTCTCTAAATTCAAATCAAACAGCATCACTCCCATCTTAGTTATTAGCTTGGCGTGGATCTCTTTGAATCTCATAGAAGAAATTATTCTAAATATCTCAAAATTCAACGGTATAGGGAGATTAAACTGCACACCACTGTAATTGTCTGAAATCTTTATGCCGTATGAATCAATGTTGGCTCTCATTTTATCAGTGAGTTCACCGGTGACGAAATTGTCTTTGACTGAAATATACAGCTTGTTAGACTCTGTGCTGATTGTGCTACCTTTGACAAGACTCACTGTGGAGGTATGAGGCAAAGTGAAACTTCCATCGAACTCCAACGCCTTGAGCTTTTCAATATTTACTTTTGGAGTTGTAATGATGTTATCATCATACAGGTGATATTTGAACCGCACGCTGTTGGATTTGTAACCAATATAATTAGCAGATATATCCAAATCAAAAGAGGGTTCTTCAATGCAGCTTAAGACACGACACAATTTCTTGAGGTCGGGTATGTTTAACGTCTTCTCAACATCTATTTTATCATCAGTATACTCAGAGCTAACAATGATGGTATTATCACAAGCAGAAATTAACGTTGATATCTTTTGTTTTGTAATCTTGAGTACTGCACTATCAGCTACCTTGCTGAGTGGTGTGATGAAATTGTTTAGAAACTTATCTTTATCAGCAATGGTAAGAGTCATTACATTAATAATAACCTCTTAATTGCAGCAATCAATCTACTTTTTCGGGGTCTGTGGTTTTTTTTAGATCGCAAATAACACCATCAAGCTTGCGTTCTATTCTGTCAATTGCATCAAATATTTGCTTTGAATATGGTGATGCTTCAAAGTTGAATTCTAATTGATTGGGGTCTTGCTGTGCAACAGGCTCTTGGGTGGCATGCACTTGCAGTTCTGGCTGCTGTGGCTGCTGAATATTTAAATAAGGTTGTGATGCATGTATGCCACCATTGACAGCATTCTGATTGCCAGGCATCATGCCTGGTATGGTATTCAGAACTTTCATAGGATCTATGGTGAGACCCTGCAAGGATGAAGTTTTATTGGTGATGTGCTGATCCAACACCTTGAGATCACCAGTAAGATGCTGACCCATGAACTGGATCGTAGCAAGCTTAATTTCTTCTGGAGATAGTTCCTTGAAACTATCCATTACAGATCCTTGAGAAGTTCCTTAATCGAATCATCTTCGTCTTCAGCTGGCTTGCTAACTTTTTTTGCAACTACCTGTACTGAGGGCATAGGAGCTGATGTCTTGACAGCAACTACTTCTGTAACTTCCTCGACATCCTTTGTGCCATGATAATGCTCATCAAGAATGTTCTTGAGCTCGTCGTAACTCTTGACACTCACATAAGATTCAAGATCAAATGCGCTGCTATAAACCTTATCATAGCCATCATTATCGAGACCTTCAATTTCCTTGGGAGTGGAGAACTTGGATGAAACATATGTGGGGTAATCTCCCTGCTTTTCCACCTTGATGCGCAGGTTGCAGCCTTTGGGCGACAGATCAAAAATACGTGCGCCAAGCTCTGAAGCTTCTTCGCCTTCAATTGCATCCATGATGATCTTGTGGAGCTGACGACCAAAACGTACAATTTTTGTCTTGCCATTGTTTTCAGAGTTGACTGGATCGTTGATAACATACACATTCACTAGCCAGTTTTCGCGACGCTTGATGGCCAGAGCCTTTTCCTTGTCCTTCTCAGTGCCATTGCGAAGCACCTTGTAACGCTCTTCAGCAATGGGATCACGCTGGTTCCATGTGGTCGGGCTAACGGCAGTGATGAGCTGGCCTGTTGTAAGGCTGTTCCAGCCATAAGAATAGTAGTGAAAAAATGTTTTTGCGGCATCTTTAATATTAGGCAGCAGTCTCACAGTGTAAGTATTGCCTGCTTCTGTGCGCAAATAGTCTCTAATTTTTGAAGACCCAGATTCGTTATTTTTGATCAAAGCGCCTTTGATGCTCTCAAACATTGATGTAGTGAATGTATTCATATTTAAATATAATATATACAGTTAAAAATAAATCAAGCATATTTACTGTAAATTTTTTTGAGGCCAAGATCCACCAGCTTCAAGGCTTTCTTGGAGTTGTAAAGCTTTGTTCTGAACACAGATATGTTATTATAGATGTCATCGCCAATGATGAATTTTATAACCTCAGGATCACGGCTTTTTAAATTCTTTTCAAACATCTCATACCCTAATAATGTGTAAACATTCACCTTATGCTCTTTTAAGTGCACCATGAAGGTGTATTCATTGTTTGTTTTGTGATTGATGTAAGTTTGAGGGTCAACTCTTGCTTCAGTACAAAAATTTAAAATATGCACCAATGATTGTTTGATATTGGCCAACTGCTCATCACTATCTGGATCCAGATTGATTGCTTTCTTTTGATACAATGTATACGATTTTGTGGCTTTAAGACTTGAGAAGTAGTCGAGAGGAAAATATTTTTCGTCAGAATACAGACTATAAGGTGCTTTGAAGAACTCCTCAACTTTTATGTGAGGGAATTTCTTAAGAAAAACTGCAATGCGCTTGATGTGAACGAATTGGGTTGCGTCAATTTTATCAAAATTCTTACGCAGTCTGAACGGCTTGTTATTGCTGGATCTCGAAACTGCTAAGTATGTGTTATAAATGTGTTTTTCAAAAGACGTCATTATTTGTGAAATTTCCACTTATTACGGGAAAGTTCTTTTTTAACTCTGCGCATTGCGCTCGGTTTGTAATGGCAGCGCTTAAGTCTGAGCACATCCAGCACACCAGACTTAAAAAATTCTCTGCCAAATTTGGAGAGTGCTCTTTCAAAGTATGCTTTGTCCAAGCTTTTCTTACCATTCAAGGCTACTTCTGCATTTGCGTGTGGTTTTTTCATAAATTTAAACTGTTCTTAGTGCTATTTAAAAATTTCATAACGTATTTACTTTTATATAATGAGGAGTCGAAATGCAAGAAAAACTTTATGGCATTAAAGTCGTTCTTGATATCACAATACGTTTTAAACAAATCTCGTAATGTACTTTTCTTAAGCAACAAGATGAACACATTGGCCAGATTAAGTTTTTTAGTGTTGGTTAATGTGACAAAAGAACAAAAAGACAGAAATAAGTGTGTCTGTTCGAACTCAGTCATTTGTTCAGATGGATCAAAGCCTCGCATGGTCAATACTAGTTATTGACTATTTATTGTAAATCCATCTAACCCAACGCTAATTTTGTCAATGTATTAATTGATGAAGTGCTCCCTTCTGTGTCATTCACATGTTCGTCCTCAGTAATAGTGAGGGTGGTATAGTCAATTCTCATGGGGCAAAACCCGAAATTAGGTCCAAAGCGGTTCTTCATGAAGCCCATCTTGATAACACCCAGCTCTTTGTCTGTATCCTCTTGCCATATGCTCAATATCACATCACCAGTCATTGCCAGTCCAATGCTTTCCGAGATGGTCTTCAGACCGGGTTCAGATATTTCATAACCATCTCTGTTGAGCTGAGTGGCAGAAATAATGGGACAATTGAACTCATACGTCAATGCACGCAATTGTTCTGTGCAGATTTTAATGCGCTCATAACTGCTGTCACCCATGGTGGAGTTGAGAAGGTTCACGTAATCCAACACAATTGCATCAATCTTAATTCCCTTCTGGGTGAGTTTTCTAATAAACGCTTTCAAATGATTGCATGTTATTGTGGCTGGAGGAAACTCTTTGATAATAATTTTGGAGTCCGGATTTTCAATGCAATACTCTGTGATTTGGCTTTTGAGATTTTCAGATTCCACCTTGAGCTGACCAAGTGGTATTTTTGACACACTAGAACAAAGACGCTTGGCATACACCAGTTCCGGCATTTCAAGTGAAACTAACAGTACAGTCTTGCCTTGCTTGGCAATGTTGATTGCAATGTTGCCCAGAAAAATACTCTTTCCAATGTTGGTTTCACCAGCAAACAAATACAATGCACGTCCAGATTCCAGGAACCCACCACCAATCTTATCATCTAGCCACTTCCATTTGGAAGGAATATACCTGTCATCTGAATTCAGGTCATCAATGACACGATCCACATCAGCAAACAAATCCAAACCAGTTTCAGTTGCCAGAGTGATGCTGCATGCTTTTTCGAACTTATCTAAGATTTTGGATGTGTCCACTTCATTCTTGTTGATGTCGTCCACCACATCCATCATGGTGTAATACACCGCTTTTTCTTTTAAGAATATTTCTGTATTGGCTGCAAGTTCATCAGCATTGAGATTTTTATCTATGTTTGCAAACAGGGTCACAACATTCTTAAGAGACATCTTCAACTCATCAGTTGTTAGATATGATTTGATCTCTGTAATGGTGGGCTTGGTGCTCCTCTTTTCGTAAAAATCACGAATGATGGCAAAAATGGCTTTTATGTCCTTGTTCTTGAAATACAGAGGCTTGACGTAATCCACAATGGAAGCAAGATATGTGTCATCCACCAGACTTTTGTAAGCAATTACTGTTTCAAAATAATCTAAATCTAACTTCGCCATTAATCTATGATAGAGTACTTTCTATTGTTATCAATGTGTGCCATATTCTTTTAAGAATTTTTTCTGACTGTCATTGAAGTTTTTATCTTCAAAACTCAATAACCCTGGTGAATTGTGCATGACCCATATGGGAGCAACACCCAATTTTAATTTCTTCTTGTTGGCATCAATGCAGCTAGCAATGTCATAATGATGAAAGTCATAGTTCTCATTAAACTTCCACCCTGTCTCTTTGACACATGCAGTTTTCACAGACATGAACAAACCGTCCAATATGGCCACCCGGGCAGGTGTGGGTCCAAAATTGGTGAACATGATTTGATCTTTGCTGCATGGATGTGAAACTGCACCATGCAGATTGTTGCCTTGAAAGCCACCACACATCAAATGCCACAAAGCAGGCGCTTTGATTGCAGGATTTACTCCACCTGCCAGACCCACAATGTCAAATTGCGCATGTGCTTTGATCAATTTGTCACACACACCCAAATCATCCACATACACATCATCATGCAGAAACACTATGCAATCAAAATCGTTGGCATGTTCTTTTAAAATGGAATTGTACATCACACTTAACCCTTGTGCATTATTAGTGTCATAATACACATCCACATCATTCAAGCGAGACAGAGATTTATGAGCCAATGTTTCTTCAGCATTGCCACTTTTGGTTGCAAAATAAAAAGCAATTTTCATGGTGTAAAGAATGGTGAGTTGGGTATGAATTTGCCCACAGAGGTGATGCCCTCTTTTGTTAACAAATACAATAAACCTTCCTCCAGAGCCACATATTCCGGTTCCGGCAGAGAAGAAAATTCGTTGTTGATGAAATCAGCATACAGCGTGCTGCCAGAACGAGCAATGTATATGTTGCCACTTTTTTGATTGTACATCCACAATCCAAATGTGCCTTGGAGCTGGGTGAGTGTGCGAACAATGCCAGCAACTTCATCCTTGATGCTCTTTTCATTCATGTGCAACAACACAGGTATCACAGATGAATCCACCACATTGAACGCATTCTTGTCTGAAACCAGGGTTTTGAGTTGTTTGTCATTGGTGAGAACGCCATTGTGTGCAATCAACCAATCTTTGTATTGAAAGGGGTGTGATGTGGTGGGTGAAAACTTTCTCTGTGCAGATGTGGGTGCTTGTGTGTGCCCAAGATAATAGCTAAAGTCGGTGATGTTCTTCTTCTTTTTGCCATATGTTATGATCAATTTGTTGCTCAATTGAGCCACGCCAGGTGTCTTCAGAATGGCATGTAACCTCTTGCCAACCAATAAGCCACCATAAGAGAAGTTGCCTCTCTTTTTGTTGATGTTGTAAAGCTTTATGTACCTGGTAAAGTCTTTAGCGCCAAATATGCCACAAATAATATTATCCTCCTGATTTATTATAGTAAAAGGAATAAATAATTCAAGATGAATAATGATTGTAACCTGATATTTGAAGCATATTTAACAAAGAAGCCTGTATTAAATGAAGCTCCTATATATGGACCGGGTGATTTAGACTATACCAGCGATATTGAAAGTGCACCAGGCGGTGGTTATGGCGTCGGAACAGCTGCGGCAAAAGAAGGTAAAACTAAAACCGAGATTGCTAATCGTATTCTAAATGCCGTCAAAACCAAGCTTTTTAAGCCTGCAGCGCATACAATTGACGGAAAAGAATATCAGCTCTACTATCCTGGTAGTAAGATGAAGTTTAGAACAGAACTAGAAAATTTAATTAAAAATGAACTTAAAATAGGTGGTACAGCAGCAAAATACACAGCTCGTGTAATTGACAACTTGCTCAATGTGTTGCGTGTGGATGTGGAAGGTGGTGCAGCTGCATCACCAGTACAAGTCAAAAAAGCTATCGATACCGGTGTACAGGATAAACCGATAACAGGTGATGGTTCTGCACAACCTGCTGCTCCTCAAGCTGCAGCAAACGCTTTCGTAAAGAATCCTATGGTACGCTTTATTAAAGAGTTTATGCCAATTTTTGTTGAGCTACCGGATGAAATTACAATTTCTGGTAAAAAAGACTTTTACGAGTCAGATGAACTTCAGAACGAAGTTAAAGAAGCTATTACAAGAGCTTACGACGAAGCAAAAGCTAAGGATAAAGAGCTTATAAATGATTTTATCGATTCATTAAAGCATAAAAATAGTTATACACCGCAATCAGAAGCTAAACAACAAGAAGGTGAGGGTACAGGGGAAGAGCCTACTATTGACGAGTATCCGGAAGGCGATGATGTTTATACAGCAGCTAAGCAAGAATTTGGATTGAGACAAGCACCGGTTGACAAGGGCAATTTTAGTTACGGTGATTAATTGCTTTACAATTATATTTCTTCCAAGGTATTGTAATTTTATATAAAACCGGGTCTATATACCCTGCATCTATAAAACCTTTTATTCTCAAAGAGCACGCAGTACATTCACCGCAAGCCTGTGCTTCTCCCTCATAGCAGGTCCAAGTCTTACTAAAATCTACGTCTAGTTTAATACCAAGTTTTATAATTTCTTCCTTAGATTTATCAATTAACGGCGCTTGCACTGTAATTTTATTTCTGCGGTTCAAAGCTGACACTTTGTTAATTTGCTCCAGAAATTCTTCACTGCCATCCCAGAACCCTGCCACACTGTCGGCCTGTGCAGCACCATGAAAA